GCACATCGCGGTGCATGGTGTAGCGAAGCTGGTCGTGCAGAATGGACTGAATGAACCCTGGGTAAACATCAGGTGCAGTATCCGCCGGCAAACCGATCAGCTTCATTGAGACGTCGAATGCTGCCGCCTTTGCAGTGAGCGGTGTCTGGACGTCTTGAAGCGTTCGGCAGTTCTGGACCGACTGATCCACCATCGCGCGCAACGATATGCAGTCGATCTGGGCGCCCTTAAGTCGTTCACTGGTGTCGCTCAGCAGCTTGGACATGGCCTCGTAAACGTGAATTACGGCCTTGCTCGGAGCCTTTGCGACGGTTGAACCGCACGCAGGGCATGAGCCGCCCTGGCGTTGCCCTGCGGGGCCGAACCACCCGCAACTGCATGAGCAAAGCGCCTGCCCAGCCAACGGCAGCGGATTCAGCCCCGGGATCGGCTCTCGCTCCCCGAGTTTCAAACGGTCCGGATCGGTGAAAAGTGACGAGTCTGGAGATTGTCCAGGCATCTGGGGTACCTATTGGGTGGGGCCTCACGGCCGGATTAAGTAGGGGAGCGGCCCCTATACAAGCAGACCGCTTTCAATCAACCGGCGAGCTGTTCCCGCTCCCGGGTCAGCTTGGCCAGCTCCTGCTGTTTGCGCTCAGCACTCATGCCGCCGAGGCGCACCGCTGCCATTTTGGCGTTGATGGACTTCACCGTTGGCTTCGAAGTCACAGCTGCCAGCGGCTTTGCGGTGTCCCCAGCCTTGAGCCAGGCCTTGAACTCCGGCATTTTCATCTCGGTGACATCACCAACGCTCCAGTCTTTGTCGAAGTTTGACTTGTAGGCTTTGATGGCCGCTGCCTGGCTGGTGTAACCCAGCATGACCTTGTGCTCATCAAACTTGCCTGACCCCTGGTCTTTCTGGTCCACGACGTACACGCGCTGGCTGAAAGGCTCAGGACCGACGTACACGTCGACCTGGTCGCCATCAGCACCGGTGGTGCGCTTGATGTAGCCGTAATGGTCAGACATGGAATGCGACCACTCCTTGCCGTTCCCATCGACACCTTTACGCTCAGAACCGCGTGGGTTCTCGATGGCGATGTTCAACCCCTGCAGCTTGATATGCCCCTTGCGATAGTTGCCCGCTTCCTTCTGGGCAGTACTCGGTTCAGGCAGATCGTTGTCCGGAGAGGTGGCGGCACCTCGGGCGGCGAGGTCCAGCGCTTCGGCGGGTGGCAAGGCGGCTTGGTCGTCACCAGCCTCAGGCAGAACATCGCCGGGCTTGGCGCCATCCTTGTCGCCATATTGGTCCGCCTGATCCTCATGCAGCTTTTCAGCGTACGCGCTCGCGCTCTCGGGATCTTTGAACATACCGAGGTGCTTACCGGTGCGCTGATAAGTCTGGATCGCCTCATCGTCCGACATGATCCTACCGTCATCGCTGACTGTCGGGATGAGTACCTCCTTGCCATCGATGCCGATCGACATTGACCGAACGGTGCTGATTGAGCCGTCAGCATTCCTGACCGTGGGCCTGGCGTTCAAATCAATGTTGCCCGCGGTGATTTGACCAGCCACAGCTGCCGGGGATGAGCGATCAGCCCCTGGCACGGCGCCAGCGAGTGAAACGCGCGGTGCTTCCGGCGGTGTTGGTTGCTGTTCCGACTCATCGCCGCCCAGTGCCGAAATAACAGCACCTGACGCAGCTACCTGCGAGGGAGCCTCGATCGCGGGCATCGGCTGAACGTCTTGAGCCTTCGCAGCAACTTCCGGCTTGAGCAAGCGGTCAGCCACAGCGTCATCCGAACGAGCGTGCAGTCGATCACGGGTACCTTTGTAGCCAGCCGCGATGGTCTTGCCGGTCAGCGCCAAGAACCGCCCGCCCATAAGATCAGCAAGCGCTCCGCCCGCCCTTTCCACCGCTCCGCTCTCATCATCAACTTCGGCCATTCGCCGAGCGGTAGCGCTATTGCCCGTTGCCCGTTGACGGAGAGCAGTCGACGCCACCTCCTGATCGAGCAAGGTGTTCCAGCGGTCCCGCGCAGCCTTACTCGGCAGCATTGCGCCGATTTTCTCGCGCATGTTCCGTGAGTTCAGATCTCGAACAACATCCGAATAGGTACTGGTCTTGCTGCCCATTTTGCCGATCACAGACGAAACCGCGCCGGTTGCGAAGCCTTCTCGGTCAGCGGGCGACATTCTACGGAACGTGTCAGCGAACTCCTCGGGGCTCATTTTCTGGTTGAAAATCAGATCGCGCCCTTTCTCCGTTGCCCCCATATAGCTGGAGTCGTCAGACCAGACTTTCCGTGCTTTGGAATAGGTGGGGCTGTGCTCATCCATGATGCCGAGCAGCTTGTTTTTGATGTTGATGATGTCGCCTGCTCGACCCTTCTCCCCCGAACGCATGAACGCGCCAATCTGGTCATCGAGGTTTTTCTTCATGATGTCCAGGTCGCCGGTGCTGGGCACGTCCTTGACAGTAAACGTTCCATCGTCGGCCAGATCCACAAACTTTCCGTAGAACGGCCGGCCCTGGTTTCCAGCGCGCGTCTTGGCATCACGGAAGGCTGTCTGCATAGCTGGGCGGGCCATTAACTCCTCAAGCTCCTTTGTCCAGGGCACCGGCTCCTTGTAAGCCTGCTCGTATAGGGGCGCGGCCGCCTTTGCGCGCTCTTTCATCGTGTCTTCAAGCGCACGGTAAGCACTCCGGCGCTGCTCTGGCGTACCACCGGCGGCCATATCATCAGCGACCTTAGACATCGCATCACCTTCACGGGAGCCCGGTGCAGGTGGCTGCCAAACAGTCATCTCCTTGGAATCGGACATTGCCACCGGTTTGTCACGGCCACGACCTGCTCCGGTCAGCTTGTACAGCTGCTCAGCTACGCGGTCAGGTTGAGCTGCTTGGCGCTCGTTCAGCGCAGGGATGATCTTGGTGCGTCCAGCGCCTGGCGTGTTCGCTACACGCTCCAGTAGGCCTGCTACGTTCTCACCCCCAGCGTCAACGGGCAGCGCGGCAGGGTTTTCCTCGCGCATGGTCTGTACCCGCCGCTGCCACTCCTCAAGACTGATGCCGTCTCGCTCAAGCGCGCGCTGAAGTTGACGGTTTGCCGAGTTCTCTGATGAAGTCAGCGCACGCTTGACGGCGCCACCGGCTACTGCTGCCGCAGGTAAAGCGCCGCCTACAACGCCCCCGAGTGCCGCGCCTTCCACTGCGCTAGGAATGCGGTCAGCGAGATCCCCCTGGCCTGATCCCAAGCCATACAACCCGCCGTAAGCCGAACCGGTGGCTGCCGACCGGCCAATAACTTGCGCGGTCGTGGGAGCGGCCGCTGCCGAAGCGCGAGCCGCCAGGCCAGGCAAGGCAGTGGTACCGCCGCTGGCAAGCATTGGAACAACGCCGCCGACTAATCCGCCGCCGATATTTGCAACCGGATGCTGGTCACGAGAGGCCGCATCGAGGTTGCGCTCACCTGCGACATTCTGGTCATACCGCTCCCGCCAAGTCTTGCCTGGGTTGCCGGTACCGACCAGCGGCTCAAGCGTGGCTGCCAGGCCGCCGGAAATTTCGTCAGCAAACCCGAAGGTTAGGCCGTCATTCAGGCCTCGCAAGCCCGCCCGAAAAGCGCCGACCTCTGGTGCTGCAGGCTTTTTCGGTGCGTCCGCGGCGGGCGAGCTCATCTTGGCCATCTGGGAGAACACTTCTTGAGCCTGCTCCGGGGTGGCTCCATCGGGCATCTCGAAACGAGCAATACGGCCGTCCGGCATCTCAAACTTTGCGATTGGCATGGCTTGCTCCTTATTCGAAGCCGAGGAATTTGGCACCGTGCGGGAGTTCAGCAGGTGGTGCCTTCGAGGTTGTTGCTGGCTGACGAGGCTGTGATCCAGCCGAAGGCATACTGAGGCCGCGCTGCTGGTCGACTTGCGGAATGACGGTGCCGATATCCAGTGGCTCAGCACGTGCGTTATGCCGGCGCTGCTGGATCATGTTGGTCTTGAGCTCCATTGCCTTTTCGTTTAGGGCACGGATTTCAGTCAGGCGCTGCTGCACCAGCGCCGGATCGTTGATGTTGGTGATGAGCTCATTCCAGGCTCGCTGGGCGTCACCGTCCGTCTGCACACCGGCATTGAGTCGCAGACTGGCGTTACGTAATTGCTCGAGTGTCGAGTTGAGCGAGCCGTAGTTCCTCGACTCCTCGGTACTCATGCCCATCGCGTTGCGCGCCGCTGCGAGTTTGTTATTGACCGGGCCGAGGTTGAGCTTCCCGGATGTGATCTGCTCACCGATTTTCGACAACTGATCGTTCATGGTTGATGCCGCGGCGATCGCCTCCAGATCCTTGTCCTCGGCCTTTTGAACCGGCGCCGCAAGCGGCTTGCTCAGTTGATCTTTCGGGGCCAGGCCCATTTGCTGACCATACCGCAGCGCGGCCTGCCTGTTTTCAGGGGTGTTGAAAACTCCGCTCAGCAGTTTGTAGCCGGACACACGGTCAACCAACTTCTCAATGGGCACCTCGAGCACTTCGTCGTCAGCATCGTTCGCTGTGCCACGGTTCTTGGTCATGGGCGCGGTGTATTTCTTCCCGTCATCACCGGTGACTTCCAGCTCAAACACCACCGTGCCCTCGGTCTGGCCGGGCATCACCTGAACAATGCGTTTTTTGCCCCCACCCCCCTTCTGGATGTCAGGACCGAACACCCGATTTACGGCATCCAAGGCTTCCGGTGCATTGGAGTTGAGCTCTCCGGTGAATACTTTGCCGGCGGTGGCCACGTCGCCTTGCATCGCGGGAGAAAGGACGTGCCGGGGGTCCATCCATGGGTTGCGCTTGAAGACTTCGAGGTCGTTGTCATCCAGATCACCGCCGGCGGCGATTTTGGCATAAGCCGATTTCGCTGTGAGCGCATCCTGCTGTTGCATCTCAGCCTTGTCCTGCCGGCCGATTTGGCGGGTCAGTTGCTGTTGCTGAAGGTCAAAGCGCTGATCCTCGCGCTGCATCCTCGCCGCCGCCTGCCGTTGACCGGCCAACTGGAGACCGTAGGTCGCCTGGAATTGGCGATCCTGGCGCGCAGCGTTATCCGCATCGCGCTGATGGAGGTACTGGCGCTGGGCCTGGGTGTCAGTATAGTTTCGCTGATCAGTTTCCCGGCGATACGCCAAGTCGTCTTTGCGCAGGCCCATTTCCTGTTGCTGGATCTCGCGACCATATTGGCGATCCTCTGCCTGCTGGGCGAGTTGAGCCTGCTGGAGTGCTCGCTGGTCCTTCTGCGCGAGGAGATTGCTTACCAGGCCAAAACCCTGGGTGAAGCCGTCCATTCCGCCACGGGTGTCTAATCCGCCTGCCATTTGTTGTCTCCCGACAATAATATGATTCAGACCGTCTTTTGATATACGGGCCGATCAAAGTGTACTTAGAAATTGCTTAAAGAGAGCCGCAGCCGACTCAGCGTCTTGTTTTCTTTCCGCATCAACTAAAAGCAACTGTCGCTGTTTACCAGTCGCTGCATCCCGCAACTTAAGCCAATCATGGAATCGAGGATCATCATTAATGGATGCGTAATTAGGCACTTTCACTGCGAGCGCGCTATAGAAGTCTTGAGTAGTTTTTTTTGTAGCGCTATCCGGTGTCACTCGGGACTGGGGATTTGTGCCCTTGGTATCGGACCACCCCAGATTTAGCATACACCCCCGATAGATATCGGTTCGCGCTTGAGACGCTGCCCAGGCATTGCCAGCTTGCATTCCTTGAGCGAAACTATTTCCAAAATTGTCATTCGACAATGGCGTCACATAACTTGTTGCTCGGTAACTTGTACTAGTGCCTCTATACGGGTCATATATCTGTCCGTAGGTTTGCACGGTGTATGGAGCGGGTGATGCTTGATACTGGCGGATCTCGGGCATGCCTACTGCTCCGAAAGATGCAGACTTGCAATAGCCGTTATCAATATCGAACTGTCGCTTCGCGGTATCTTCCGGGATATAGGGGTTGTGCCAAGTGGTGCAGCTTGCAAGGAGAGGACCAGCCAACGCGGCGAGCAAACCAGCTTTCAACTTCCTATACATCACTGAACTCCTTTCGTGTGATCGCGGCGGGCCAGGCCGACCCAAGTGATAGCACTTTGAGTTTACCCGGCAACGCCCTGACGTCCAATCACATAAACGAACCAGCGATGTAGCCAATCCCCGCACCGATGGCGGTACCAACCGGACCAAAAGCCGAGCCCACCATGGCACCCGTGGTAGCCATCCCAACCTGGCTGGATTGTGTATTGGCCTTGGTCTGCTGATTCATCTGATCCTCAGCCAGCTTGGCCTGTTGCTGCTGTTGGGACAGCTGCGAGAGGCCCTGCATCGCCTCTCCTTGCATTTCCTGTTTCAGTCCGACCAGTCCATATCCCATGATTTAACTCCCAGGTTTCAACCCACTGAGGCCCATCCCGCCGGCCATGATTTGTTCTTGCAGGTCGCGCGCGGAAACTCGTGCGTTGTTGCTCGCGTCGACGGTTGCTGAAGCTCGACCCAGCTGCATTTTTCTGTCCTGCGCCGCCTGCTGGGCCGGCGACAGCATCAGCCCCATGCCTTGCTGCTGCATCTGCAGGCCCTGCGCAGCGCTGTCGAAGGTTTTATTGACCGCATTAGAGGCGGTCGCTGCCTGCTCGCCGGCAAAAGACTCGCTGGTTGCAATGTTGGCCAGCTTATCGACATAGGGTTGGAATCGGGCTTTCCAGTCGTCCCATTGGGAACGACTCAACTGCCCCAGCACCGTGGACGCGCCTTGTTTGCCGGCGAACGCCGCATTCGGATCGACGTAGTAAGGCATTATGTGTAGCTCCCGAAATTGGCGCCCCCAGTGGCGCTGTCATAGATATTTCCGCTCAGCCCTTTGGGGTTGAGAACAGTGGAGTTTGTAACCGTTGTCTTTGCCGGGCCCATGTTGTTGAGACCGTATGCAGCACCGCCCGCAAGGGCGCCCATGGCAGTGCCAGCGAGCTGCAGGTTCGCCGATTTACGGTTGAAGCTGGTGAACGCGGCAGCTTGGGCATCTTGAGCTGCCTGGTTGGCTACGGTATTCAAACCCGCCTGAGCCTGAGACGATTGCCCCTGGCCGATGGCTGCCACACTGCTGAGCCCGGCGATTTTCTGCCCTTTCTGTTCGAACTGTGCACGGGCCATGGTATCGCCGCCCGCCGCCCCAACGCTTGCGGCCAGATCGGCCTGGGCACCGACGGAACGGCCGCTGTTCGGGTTCAGGCCATACTGCTGGGCCATTCCTTCATCGACCTGTTTCAGGCCGGACGCCAGCGCTTGTTGAGTTCCCGCGTTCGCCTTGCCGCGAACATAGGCCATGCTGCCGGCCGAATCCATGTCATCAACACGCTTCATGTACGCGTTTTCGACGGGCGCCAGTCGCTCCTGGGCGTAGTTCCACTTCTCCGCTGCCACCTGGGCCGCGTACTTCTGCTCAGGTGTGTCCTGTATTGAGTTGTCAGCCTTCTTTCCGCCGCCGCTCATCGTGCAACTCCCTTGATCAATTCCTGGTTGTAGTCAGAAAAAGTCTCATCATGAAAAAAACGGCGGATGCCAGCCGAAACCTCTGCCATCCAGGCGCTTCCGCCGATGAGATAGGCGCACTGCACCACCAGACCGGTGAGCTGGTCGCGCAGGACAAAGGCCAAGCTGCGGCCGTGGTGGTCGCCGTCTCGCTCCAGTGTGACGCTATCGCGCCAGTCTTGGAGAGCGCCGGCCATGAGCGGACGCACGAAGTGCTCGAAGTGTCGATAGAACGGGTTGATGGGTAATTCGATCAGCGCCAACCAGAAAGCCTGGTAAACGTCGTTGGTGGTGAGCGGCTTATCACCGTCCACGATGTCATCCAAGGTCTGCGAAATAGCGAAAAGCGTCTCGCAGAACGCGATTGCATCGGAATTACCCTGAAGCACCCTGGCAAGCATCTGCTCTTGTGTTTCACTCATCGATAAGCCCTCACGCGAAAATTCGTGTCAGGTCTACCTGACGGAGTTTGATCGTTGCGTCCTGCCCGGTACCGCTCTTGCAGATGATGGACAGCCGGACCTTCAAACTGGTGGGCACCTCGGCCAGGGTCAGTGTCTGCGTGACGAGGGTCCCGGCGATGGTCCCAATCGGCATTGCGTTGACGAGTTCCTGGTTCTGCCCGATCTGGGCAATGGTGGTGCCGCTCGCATTCACCGCGACGATTTGCAGGGCGACCTGCAGCACGCTGGTATTCACACTGATGAACTCCCAGCCGGCCACAGCGCGCAGTCGCTGCCCTACCGCAATCTTGGACACGTCCACCGACTGTTCAAAGGTCAGTGTCGGCGTGGTGCCGCTGGGCATCCCGGTAATCCGCAACACCTGTTTGAACCCAACATCTGCCGCCTCCTTCAAAGCCGCCACGGCCAGGCCGTTGAGATCCGAGCCCAACAAGGTGCATGACGAAGCCAGCTGGCCGGTGGCGTTGCTGCCATCCCCCAGCAGCCCGTTCGTGCCGGTAAGAAGCGAATTCGGGATCAGGCTTCCGCCGGGCACCAGCGCTGCGTCGAACGCAACATTCGCTGTAGGGAGGATTGCGGGAAAGGTAAAGAGCCGCTTCAGCACCTCGGCGACCTTGCGACCGATGATGCGCGCGCCCGCCGGCGTTGGGTGGAGGCCGTCGCCGGTGAGCCCACCAAGCGGCCAGTAATTCGAACCTGACGCGGGGTCGACCATCTCGTCCCACGGATTCACCACCAGCACGCCCAGGCTTGGCGCGACGTTCAGATACCAATTATGGATAGCGAAGTGGTTCGCAGTCTGCTGCGCCGGCAGACCCACGTTCGCACCGATGACCGGCGTCTCTGCGACTGCAATCACTACCTTGCCCCGCTTGATCAGTGCGGCGTACATATGCTCAAGGTTCCTGATGGTCTGCTCCAGGGACATGCCTTTGATACGGTCATTGCCCGTGCCGAAATGCACCATCACGTCGAACGATGCGCTGTTGGCCAGAACGTCAGCCTCGAGTCGAGCAAGCATCTGTGAAGTGGTGTTGCCGTCGATGCCCTTGTTCAGGTTGAGCGGGAACGCCGCAAGGCCGCCGGATTCCGACACTGCCCAATCAGAAAACCCGACGTTGCCCTTTGTGCATTGGAAAACACGGCTGTCCCCCAGCACCAGCACGTCGGTGAGCAGGGGTTTATAGAGCCGGGCCAATGCCTTTTGCACCGCACCATCGGCCAGCACGCCCTGCTGCGCTGTCGCCGCCTGGATATCGCCCGGGGTGACGGTGAGCTTGCCGTTTTCATCCGGGGTCACGTCATTGAGTCGCTTCACCGTTCCTGCCCCACCACCGCCGCCGCCAGTGCCCGCAATAACTGCAAGCTTGGCCGGGCATGCGGCCATGGTGACAGTGCCGTACCGGTCGGTAAGTGGATACTTTCCGTCCTTGTTCGGCCCGCCGGTAGCGGTCCCCGAAGCCCAGTCGGCGAACTCGGCCAGGCTGACCTGCCTGTCCTTCAGGAACTCCTCTACTTTCTCAAGGAGATCGCGCACATTTTGGGCGGTGGCAAAGTGCAGCAGGACGTAGGGTGCGCCATTTATCGCCGCCACCGGGCCAGCATCCAGCGTAAGCCGGGTGTCGGTTTCCACCGTAACCAGCTCAAAGCATTGACCAGTTGGAACCAGCAGCACGTCGCCCCTCGCGGCATTTGACAGCCATGCTGTACCTGAGCCGGTCGCAACTGAAGCGCCCGCAGCAATAGAGACCGTGCCAACGCGGTAGATGTGAGTAGCCATAGTTATTCCTGATTATTTTTACGCTGGACCGTTGCCGGGCGGCAAAATGATGCCCTGCTCAATCGGCCGCCTGGTTTCGATGTAAAGCAGGGGCATGTGAATCAAAGTGCCAGATCTGCCGGTGAGAATTTTTCTCTCCATTGGCATACCGGGATTACCAGGAACGTAAAGGCGGCTACCTGCAGTTGAACCGTCATATCGAGTGAAATAGCCCGTGCCAATTGAGCTGACCAACACCCACTCGTTGCGAGTAGTGCTGCTGAACCCGTCGCTTCCATACCAGTGTTCGAAGTATTGGTCCCTAGTCATCTGGTCACGGCCGTTATACAACCAGGAGCCGCCAGAGCGCTTGTAACTCACTGCGTTATTTCCCGAATCGAAGACAACCTCCGGGCCGGGTTTCCAGACGCGAACGCCATGAGATTCGCCGGAAATGTAACCACCAGACGAGACCACGAGAAACTCACACATCGAGTCCCGCAGTCGATTGTAAATCTGTGCCGAAGAGGAGCCGCCGCCAGGCAAGTGGATTACCGTGAAGGCGATAACCACACCGGTCCAGGCTCCTGGGGCGCCTGTTGCAGCGCAGTAAGCAATGCACGTCGGCGACTCCGATCTAACCCCTCGAGGTCGAGCAAAAACTAATGGCGGTGTCACACTGGTTGAGGTACCGAAGAAGGAATATTCAAAAAAAATACCCTCCCCACCAATCGCTCCCTCATCTTTCCAAAGCTGCACATCGTGCCAACCGCCGTTAGAGACAGCGCCTGCATCTTCGCCAAACGCAATAAATATGGGATTGTTCTCGTCGACTGCGAGATTGCCCCAATCGTTTTTCACCCTAAAGCCAGTGCTCACGACGATACCCCTAAGATCAAATAGCAGGACACCGGCGCAGCGGACCATCGAAGTGAGTTCCCCTCTCTGACCACCAGCGGGACGGGTTGCAAGCCCACGTTTTGTGCCGGCATTAGGTGAATGTCGAAATTGAGACCGGCATATGGTGTTAGGTCCATGACACCGGCCACGTTGGACTGTGTCTTGATGAACTCTGTTTTACGAATGGTCCTCACGGTGCTGTCGAAAGTAATCTGCTTATTTTTGTCGAAGCAGCGGATGACAAAAGTCATTGCAGCATCTCCCCAATCTCAATCCGCAAGTCGCCGCTGCTGTCGTACCAGTGCTGATAACTGTCAGTCATCACCATCCTGGTACCTCCGACGAGACCATTCATAAAAATCCCGCCCTGGGGATCGATTACGAAACGCGGCAGCCCACCTGCGCCCAGCTGTGTGCTTACGAGCTGGCCGTAAATCTGGCCGAACCCTATGGTGATGCTTGCCACGTCGATGGCCTCGGCGCGCAGCTGGCCGCCTACAGTGGTTACCGGAGTGAATCCGTCGTTCGCTGTGAGCTTCCCGATACTGATAGGCCCGATTTGCGCCTGCTGAATGGAGGCCTCCTTGACCAACAGCGTGTTGATGTAAACCTTCTCCCCATCAAGCATGAAAGGATTCACATAGTTCGGCCCATGCTGCCCAGGCGTCGCCACCCAAAAGCGATTGGCCAAGATCGCAAAGTCAGCAACCGTCCCGCTGTTGTAGGCACCAAAACCGCTGATCAGTCCATTTACATCAAGTCGAAGTGTGTACTGGGCAGACAGGCCCTCGAGCGCAGAAGTATGCGTGCTCAACGTCTGTTCAATTGCCGCTGACTGATCGTTGAGGTTGGTTTGTAGGGTTGTGATTGCACGGGCAGTCGCTTCGAACTCGTTGACGATGGCTTGCTGGTCGCTCACATAAATCGCGTCCGTGTTATCCATCCGCGCTACCAGGCTCTGCATGTTGCGCACCTGCGTTTCCAGGGCGCTGGCGAAGGTCTCGCTGTATCCCGTAAGCACCGCCTCTGCTGTTTCGAGACGAGAAGACATTCCGTTAAGCGCTTGGGTGGCAGCGTCCTGCAAAGTAATACGCGCCGAGCGCTCGCCGACGATATCGGCCTGGGCCTTACCGACGCTGACCTGCATCAGGTCGATTTGATGGGCGATTGCCTGCTGATCGGAGGTAATGACTTCCTGCAACTGCGTGATAGCCGCCTTCACGTCTTCGCCGGTCTGCACCCGGATATCGGTGATTTGCCGGCGGATCTGGACGTTGTCGTCATCGCGCAGGAATCGCTCAGCGGACGTCAGAAGCCTCGCCGACTGTGCGGCAGCATCCAGCATTGCTATCGTCTGATTCAGCCCTTCCAGGTCGATGGCTTTCGCCAGCGCTTTCGCCAGCTCGCTCTGACTGGTCTGGCTGGTGATCAGCTTGAGCAGATACTCGATATCGAGTTGCGCCTCGATGGCGGTGCCGGCCGGGCTGTTTGGAGGCCCCTCAATGCCCGAGGTGGAAACCCAGGTGATCCAGTAGAAATACACTTTCCCTTTCTTGGGATCGTTGGGGTCTACCGCATCGCCTCGAATTGGGTCGCTGTACATCATGCCCGTGGCGCGGCTGATCTGCGTCGCCTGACCGAAGTTATCGGTTTCACTGCGGTAAATGTTGGTCAGCGAGTGGTTTCGATAGAGCTTGTAGGGGTTATCCCAGGTCAGGGTGTTCATGCCGAACACACCAGCACCTTGGAACCCCACAGGGGCAGGCGGTATTGCCCGGTCTGGCACGCCAGGGCTTGGAACCAATCCGCCGTTACCACCTGGCTTCCAGCCTGGCCGGAGCGTGAACGCACCGCTTTCCAGCAAATCCCGGTAGGTCAGCTTCTTGTCGAGGCCATTCCCGCGATTCCCCTCGCCCGTCTCAATGATTTCAGTCAGAGCACTGAAAAACGGGCGCAACTCCGCCGAAACCTTGCTGCTGGGTGCAGGAAGGCTTGAGCGTTTTGTCGTCATTAGGTCAACTCAGAGGGTGTGTTCGCAATTTGGATAGAGAAAACTTCTGTCGAGCCGGATGCTTCCACCTGCCATTCGCGCGCATCCGCGAAACCTGGCGGCAGCCTGAACATCTGGTTACTGCCAATTTCGGCGTCGAGCGCAGTGGTGCCATCGGCGATCACCCGGAACCGGACCGGAAACGCCGCCGCCACCACCTTTCCGCAGCTGAAATTCGCCGAACCAGGTGGAAACTCGAATACCTTAGAGCGCCACCGGTAGGTCATGGGCGGCCCGCCTCGCCACTTGGCAATCGTGCTGCCCTGGATCAGATACAGCGTGGAGGCCGCAATGTCGTAGTAGGAGTTAGCGGCCTGGGCGTCGATGAACTCGATCCCCTCGCCTGGGGCTAGTGCAAAGCACCCGCCGTCGTAAAACGCGAGATACCGACCTTCGTATCGACACGCATGAATCGATGCAGGATTCAGCGCTTGCCACTGCTCCGGGGTCAGCACCCCGTCGGTGATCAGCTGGGGCTCGCCACCGGAAACCGCTACCAACCCCTCGGTCGACGCATAGACGACGTACTCGCCCATATCGACCACCGACCCCCTCGACACGCACACACGGTCTGCATCCGGGTCAGCAGCGCTCATCGCCGCAGGCGTTGTGCCGGTGACCAGTCGCGGACGTCCCGTGGTGGCAACCACCAGCCCGGCAGTGGTGACGCCGATCCCGACTATTTTGTCAGGAAAGGAAATTTGGTAATCAACCGGCCAGGCGTGCGGGTGATACGGCTCGCAAAAGCACAGCGTGTTGTCGAAGAACCCGGCAAATATGCCGTTTGGCATCTCGACCAGGCCGACCATCGCCGGATCTGGCATATCCCAGGTGAGCGACGGGCAGGCAATACCCAGCTCATCGCTATTCACGTCGTCCACCCAACTGCCTTGGGCCACAGGGAAGTCAGCCAAATACAGGAATTCACCGCCACTTTCCGACCGGTAGAGCCGTTTGGTGACGATGTTGTACGGACCGTTGGGCGACGGCGGCAGTTGAACGTTGACCTTACCAGGCAGCTGGTCGCCCGCGCCGTCCCAGCGGTTGATGATGTTCGACGCAGGGCTGGGCGGCCCCTCTTCGCCATAGGCTGAGACATAGGTCACCACATACGTCGCGCCCACGGTGGTGGTCGGCGGTGCTTCACCGCCGGCTGGCTCTGTCACCAATGGCGCGCTGGCCGGAGCAGGGATGCCCAGCCGATAAAACCCGGATGGGTATGGCCCAGCGCCCTGAGTGGCGATACCGATGGGGGCCATCTTGGGAAACGAGTCGCCGGTCCAGTACACCCGCGACCAAGCATCCTTCGCCAGCGGGCTTTTTGCTGCATTGACCTGCTGACCATCGCCCCAGGCAAACCAGAACCCGGCGCCGTTGTTACCGAATGGGTACCGGTAGATAGATGACGGATTGATCACGCCGCCAATCCCAAGCACGGGCAGCGGCGCGTTCTCAGCCCGCAGCGACCCCTTGCGCAGGTTTACGTTGCGGGCCGCCTGGGCGTTGGTCGGCTGCAAAAGACGCGGAGTCAGTGCCGGCAGCTCGCCCTTGAAAGACGTGATCGCAATCGATGTCATGGAAACCTCGGTGTTTTCATCCTTATGCTGCCGGACTGGTGGCCGGCGAGCGCCTCAGATCGGGCATTTGTGCAGAGGGCATAGAACGCTGCCTGATCCATCAGGGCGCGCTGCATGTCGGACCAGGGTTTCTCGGGCATCTTGCGCAGCCAGTACTGGGTGCCGAGCATCAATGCCTCACAGTAACGGTCCAGCAGCCAGTCCGGGGGCACCGCCACAGTGGAGCCAAACGTGGGCCGCACGACCACATCAGCGGTCAGCCCCGATGGGCCACCGGTGACAATGACACTGTCCGGCGAAGGCTGGAACACTTGGCAATATGCAGGCCGACCATCCTGATACAGCGCCTGGATGCGGATCGGCTCAAGGCCTGGCCCGGCGATGATCTGCTGCTCACCATCGGACAGCTGGATTCTGACTTTCCAAGCCGGCACCTCTGTGCACAGCTCGCGCAATGCCCAGGCCACACCGTCACGGATAGAGGCGATTAACACCCCCGGCACGTTTGGCAGGATCTGGTCGACCAGCTGGCTCACGTTCATTGCTGCGGTACCTGTTGCTGGGATGTGGCGGCGACTGGCAGAGGGCCAAGCATGCGATCCGTCTGCACCTTCATGCCCAGGGCAGCCTGGAACATCTGGAAGTGCATCGTTGCGCGGTTGAGGTTGGCCGCGTGTTCGGCGTCTTTCGCGTAGGCCCTGGCGAGGATGTAATCCACCAGCACCGGCGCAAACGAGTCATCCAGGCGGATCTTTTCAGCGGCGGAGTCGGTGGCCATCGCCTGGGCGTGCGGGTCTGGCACCGACGAGTAGATGATCTCCAGTTTGCTGGTGGCCATTGCCGGCGGGTAGACATAAAACTGGCGCGGTGCCGCCTCGTCGAAGATGTACTGCTCGATTTCCTCGACCTGCTGCTCGGCGTGCCACCGGCGCCTGGTTGAGTCGATAGCGCCTCGGGTCGTGAGAATCACACTCAGCCCACCGCCCGCAGGGGTGATGTTCCGCACCACCTCAAGCAGGCGCAGGCCGCCCTCGGGAATGGATTGCCTGGTGCCCGGGGCACAAGTAATTTCGGCCGTGACAGAACTGGCATTGGGCTTGATGTTGCAAATTGCCGCATACCCTTCATTCAGCCAATCGAGCAGCTCGGTGTTTGCCCACCGGGTGCCGTTGGAAGTGACTTCCTGCAGGATCTTTTTGGCGCGGGTCAGGATGTTGCCTACAGTCGTCACGGCCACGTTTTACACCTCTTGCATGTAGGAGAGTTTCGCCAGCTCGGTAGTCCATACGAACTCGCAGCCGGTCCTGGTGTTGCGCAACAGACGATTGCCGGTGACCGGCACCGAACGCTCCTCCTCGTCGACGTCGTCGAGATCAGGCGCCTGGGCCTCGGCCAAAGCAGAGGCTGTTGGCGGGTCGCCCGCTACCAACTTCATGTTGATACCAGGGATGCTCATCTCGTCGACGAGCGCCTGCGGGATGTACAACTGGCCGTCTTCGCCATTCAAGGTGACCGGCCCGATGTGACGCCCAGGGCCAGGGTCGGCAGCGACCTGCACAGTTTCAACAGCGGCACTTTGGGCAGCTGCGTCGTCGCCGGCTGGTTGGTCGCCCTCCGACGCTTGATCAGCACCCTCACCCGATACCCCGCGCGCAGCGGAGTCAGTGTCGACGCCAGGATCGCCGGTGGTATTGGGATCAGCGAGCCCAGCAGTGCCGGCATTGCCAGGCTCCAGATCAGGGTTCGGCGCGCTTTCGTCGTCAGCTTCATCAGCCAGGGCCTTCTCGAGCCCTGCGAGCAATTCGGAGCGAAGTGTGTCCTCACTTTTGCGCTGGTCAGCCTTCAATCCCAGGTCTTTGAGCATTTCAAGCAAGCCGTCTTTGTCGGCTGTTTTTGCCTTTTCAATCAATTCGCGAATCATGGTTTTCTCCGAGAAAAGCAAAAAGCGGCCAGGCGGCCGCTTATGGTGTGGAGATGAGGGTGATCAGCGGCTGCAGTACAGGTTGCCGATCGCTTTCGGGTCGATGACGCCGGAACCGAACACGTTCAAACCACGAACGAGTTTCCCGAAGTCGTTCGGGTTCGGCAGGGTTTCCATTTGGGTCATCTGGCTGGCAAAGGTGAGGCCTTTCTTGTGACCGAACATCACGTTGCTGGCCTTCTTGGTGGCCGCGACATCATCCACTGCTGTGGTGTTGTTGCTGATGAACACGGTGAAACGATCGAGCATGCCGACCTTGCCGTTGCGGAAGACCGAAGTGGAATCGCCCATAATGCTGGCGTCGCGCAAATCGGACTTTTTCAGCATGCCGTTCATCCAAGCAGGCAGAACGACCCAGCGGCCTTGCTCGGGAACGTTTTGCTCGTCGAGAACGGTGCCGCAGTCCACCAACACATCCAGGATGTTGTCCTTGGTGATCTGCACAGGGGCGCCAGCTTTGCCGAGGTTGATGCCGCCAGACTTGGCGCCGGCGTTGTCGCCGCGGTTGGCCGCTGCAGCGTCGGCGTAGTGGCGGTTCAGCAGTTGGGTGTCGATAGCCACCTTCATCTGCTCACCGCCGTCGGTGCTGAACTCGTCCATCAGCTTGATATCGGCCTGGTAAGCATCGACGTCGTTCACCTCGAACGCGAAGTACTTGCCCTGGTCAATCTGCAGCTGCACCTTGTCACTTACCGGCTTTTCGTAAGTAACGCCGCCGCCGATCACGTAGTCCTTGATGACAATCGACGGTACGGTGCGGATGTTGATGGTGTCGCCTTGGTTCTTGATTTCGCCCTCATAGTCGGTGTTTGCGATCTCACCGAATACGGTTGCGGCGTACAGCTTCTGCACCAACTTGCCGGACCAGAGCGCCGGGATGAAACCCGATGCACTGGTCGAGCTGTAGTTTGGATGCCCTGGGGCGCGTGCTGGACCTGCCATGGTGTAGCTCCTATTTCCTGACGCCTCGCGGCGTTACAGAGCGCGTGCTATCGCGAAATGCGACCGTTTGCTACCGCGTCTGAAATGTCCTGTTCAATCGCAGTCGCCTCGGCTTTCGTGTACCGCTTGCCCAGCGCCACATCCTTGTAGAACTTGTTGATTTCAGCATTGCTCCACCACTTGCCCTCCGCCGGCGGCGTAGGATCGGTGCGAGTGGAGCGTGGCTGAACGTTTTCCGGTGGGATGGTGCGATCTGGGTTCGGTGCTGCCGGTGCGGGCTGCGCGTCTTTGAAGGCCTGGAACAGCGCGGCGACGCGGTATGCGTCGTTGGCTGTCTGGGCCTCGATCAAAAGCTGCTGCCGCTCTTTGCCGGTGAACGTGTCCATGTGGCTGAGCCACTCATGGAACGCGGGCAATCCGTTGATCTCAACAGCGTCAGGAATGCGCTGAATCAGTTGCCGGAAGAACTCTTCCTGCGCTTGCTCGGCTTTTTCCTGCTCGCTTTGCTGGGTTTTATGCTTCAGCCCCTCGAGTTCGGTTTTGATCGAATCCAGTTCCGTGGGATTGGAGCCAGAAGCCTGGCCACCAGCCACTCGCTGGATAAGTGCTATGAGGTCCGGCCCGTAGCTTTCAATTTCCTCGGGGGTCAGATCCGACACTGCGCGCTGCACCGCATTGCCTGCGGGCTGCTGCGTTTTCGCCAGTTCTGCGGTCAGTCGGGACACTTCCTGTTGCAACGCGGGTACTTCAGCGTTGTATTTCCCTTGCATGACCTTGAAGCGTTGCTCCCAGTAATCAGCACCATCGTTACGGGCGGCGGGGGCCGGGTCCGTTTTGACGGGTGCTTGTTGGTCTGAGATCACCGGCGCATTTGGATTTGCTGCCGGAGCCGCATCTGGTGCGGGGTTCTCGGCAGGCTTATTCAGCGCTTCCTGAATAGCCGTTGCTTCATCGATTTGCGCCTGTACGTTGCGGGGTAGCGTGCTCATTGATCGTATTCTCCTTGGGTAGAGCCGGCAGGTCCGGGCTTCTGGGTGTGCTACTGGTTCCGGGCACTTGGCCGAATGACCGGAGAGTGGCCACAAAAAAACCGCCTCAAGTTGGGCGGCTTTTTCTGTAGCTACTGGATAGGCCGCAAGGTGCTTGCCTGGATTCGCTCAAGCATCTCGCGGGATTCTTCAAACGTCTTGATCAGTTCCCTGGCCAGGCTCGCCCTGCCCTGGGCCCTGAATAAACCCTCCAGGTTGTTCACCCCCTCCAGGCTCTGCTGCGCCTCCATCAAATGACTGCTCAGTATTTGCTTGAGGTGCTTCCATTCCGGGCTGTTGGTCAGATTGACCAGGGCTTGCCACTGTTGGTTGCTGGGTTTCATTGGCTCCGCCACCTGCATGTTGAAGTTGGGCTACCACGGCACCGTTGCTCATACCGAGGCGCTGGGCCTCAGCACGGGTTTTCTCGGCCTTCGCGGTCAGTTCAGCTGTCTGGGCAGCGGTTTTCTCAGTTTCCGCTTCGACCTGCTGCCCCACCGCAGCGGCTTGCTGTTGCTGCTGTTGGGCCTGCTGCGCCTGCTGCTGCTCCTCCCGGGCCTTCATCTCGGCTTTCGTCGGGATCAGCCCTGGCATATCCAAGCTTTCAGCAACCTTGCGCAAGATCGCGGCCCTACCTTCGAGGCCGAGGATCTGCATGTCGGTCGGGTTGTTGGTGAAGCCCAGGAACTGCGTGCGAGCGTTCAGCGTCTGCTCACGCTGGAGCATCGCGTTTGCGCCCCGGGCCACGACTTTGCAGTCGCCCTTGATGGCGTTGTTATCGGAGTACCGCATGTTGAACAACCACAGCGCTTCGATGACACGGCGAACCACGCCACGGTCGATGTGGCGGATCGCGTCCTTGATACCCTTGTTGGCCGACTCCATCAGCATCGACAGACCGCTGGCTGTGTTGCCTGCGCCACCGACTTTTTCGGCGCCGTAGATGTATCGAGGGATATTCGTCGCGTCGTCCGCGCGCTTCTCCCATGAGTCATAGACCGCTTGAAGCTCACCAGCCATGCTGACCGGCTGGTAAAAGCGAATCACCGGTGACGTCGCCCCTCCCTGCAGTCCTGCCGTCTGGCCGCTTTTCACCCGCCAGCGTTTCAGCGGATACATCTCGTTTGGGTTTTCACCCGGCTGCAAGCGGTCTTCATCAACTTCCACCTGCGGGCCGCTGGCAAAAGCCATGTTGTTGGCCTGTGCCCGGGCTGTTGAGCCGCAGAAGTCCTGCACATCACTCATCAACTCAGGAATCGACATCCCCCAGAACGAGCCAGGCACGATCTGGAACGACGCCTTGTGATATGGCCGGCCGCCCAGAGGGTTGCGGTTGAACACGCACCGGATAACGTGATTGCCGATCAGGATCGCATCAACTTGGTACTCATCAAGCACGTCCGGCACCTGGGATGGATCAATGCCCCACTGCAGTAGCATCAGCCCCTGGGCTCCGCCCCAATAGTGCAGCCCCTCGATGGTTTCCCCGTTATTGATCATCCAGTCGCCGGCCTTGTCCTCAAGCCGCGCGCGCTGCGAATCAGTTGCGAGCCATTCACGCAGGCCGCCTTGACCATGCTCGGCAAGCACGGCACGAACCGCGTTGTCGCTGTAGCCGGGAACACCAGTGAGCGCGTTGAGGCGCGACCGTGTGTAGCGTTCGCGCTCGATGATGAATGCACCGTCATCGGTGTTCGTCGAATCTGGCGACGGATACATGTCGAAGGGCGAAACCCGGTGAAAAAGGGGTTGAATCTCCTCCGTTTCGATCATCTGCCAATTTTGACCCCAGGCAATCTGCGGCACACGTTGAAGCAATGGCCCTTTAACAAATGCCGCCGGGTAGATGGTGAAGTCGTCGATGAACTCCTCGAGCGCGGTTTCCCAGCCTCCCTCGGCCAATTGGTCGGCGATAAGCGTTTCATGCGCCTCGCTCGCCTCCTTGGCCTTCTCCTGGATCAGCTCACGCAGCTTCGCTTCCAGCTCGGCTGGGTCAGGCATCGTCTGTGGCGGCGCATATTGCCCCTGCTCCCCCTGCTCCCCCTGCTGGGCCTGCATCATCTGCTGGGCGAGCTTCTGCTGAAATGCAGCAAGAAACTCGGGCGGGATATCCGCCACCGGCGTTGGATCTAGCCCCCATGGGTGTCCATTGACCGGGATTAGGATGTCACGAATCCAGGAGGCGCCCGCGCGGCACTTGGTGGTGGTCAGCTTGGGATAAATCTCGCTGCCGCCAGCTTCCCGGATCGCTTGGAGTTTCGTCTCCTCATGCTTTCCTTTCTGGCGCCGCGCGCAGTCCAGCAGCCGATCATCGATTTCACGCTTGGCGTTTTTGGCAGACTCGAAACACCGACGGATGTGCGCCGCCAAAGACGACTGCACCTGTAGAGCGCGCCGGCTTTGCAGCGCCTGCTCCTCAGCGGCGACTTCATCAGCATGCAGGTCTGCGGCGCTCCTGAATTGCAGCAAACCTAATTCAGCCATGGATGATTGCCTCATGAACGTTGTTGATTTCAGCCTGTCGGCCGGAGCGGCGCAGTTTCGCGCCGTGCTCCAGTTTCCGCAGGTTGGCCAGCAGATCCTGCATGTAGTACACGGGGTCTGCCGCAAACTCGGCCAACTTGACGTTGAGTGTCACGCCCAGGTCGTGAGCCATCTCGAACTGCACCCGAACTGCAGGGTGTTCGCCATCTGGCTCCTTGATCTCTACCGCGTCGACTTGGACCAAGCCAATGTCTCGACGCAGCTGAAAACTCTGGACGGTGAGCGGCGCAACCAGGCGGGCTATGACGTCGGCGACCTGCTTCCATTCAATAAACATAGTGGTCATGTGTGCGCGCTCCAGTTGCGTCGGGCTCGATCCGTGTTTGATGTTGTTGGCGCTGCGGGGATTGCCCCTGCCGTTGCTTCGAAGACTCCGCAGCGGGCCAGGGTTTCAAATGCCTTGGCCCCATGGCTTGCCCAGTCGTGACGTGGCTGATCCTTGTACACGCCCAACCTCAAGTCCCACTCTTTCCGGTAGTTGTCGATGCAGTCGATCAGCCTCGACACGCCTGCGGTCCTTGGCTTGCCTGTATCGGCATCGCCAGTCGACGCGCGGGTGTCTTGCTCATCCTCGGCGAACCAGCACAGCGGCAGGAAGTTACGCACCGCCTGCACGCCCTCGCTGTTGCGGGAGACGCGCGGGACGATCTGAAACGTGATCCCGTATTGCTTTGCCACGTCGATCCGGGACTTCCCTGTACCAATCTCGCGCACAACGATGTCGTGCGGGGCGTAGTGGGCACCGTAGGAATAACCCAGCTTTTTGAGCAGATCGCCGTAGTACTCCATGCCCTCGCCGGAATGCTCGATGTAATCGATGATGTGCACCTGGCGGCCCACCACCTGGAACAGCACGATGGACATAGCGTCCCCCATGCCCAAGTCCCAGGCAGTGAAAACCGGCAACGTAGGGTTTCGGGTCACCGCCTTGGTGATCCGGCCCTGTTGCCGCAGGAAACGCATCTGCGTGAGGTAGTAAGCACCCTTGATGCCTTGGTCGAAAGCTTCGTCAGGCGTGGCTGGGTATTCGCGCTTCATGTCGTCGTGGAGCGCTTCGGCCTTTTTGGCGTACCAGGCTTGCTGGGCGCGGTCGAGGCGGATTCCGTGTTTGGCTGCCAGCTCGGCGAAGTACTCCTGCAACCACTGCGGCACCACCACCTGGTCGAATGCCTCCAGGCGATACGTGGGGTCTTTGAACCAGGGGAAGAAGTGGAACTGCCAATCCATCACCGTCGGCGTGCGGCCGGCGTCTTTAATAGCCCTGGCCAACTCGCAGTAGGTGAAGAAGTAGCCTTCACGGCCCTCGGCGGTGCTTTCAATGGTGACCCGGTTACCCAGGCCCACGGCCTCAAACGCACCGGTGACGATTTCCTGGGCCTTGTCCGGGCTCAGCTTGCAGATCTTGCCGAACTCCGACACATGCAGGCGCTGGAGCGTGCCGCCCCGGAACGAGGTCGACACCTGGATGCTTGAGCCATTATCGAAGATGTAGCCTTGGTCCTTGTCACTGCGCGGTACTGGCAGGCGCATGCCGATCAGCTTGAAGATCGCCGACCAGGCCGGGTCGCCTGACAGCTTTTCGTAGGCAAACCTGATCTTGTTGCGGTAGATCTCCTTGGCATCCGGCAGCGTGTGGCAGATGCAGCCGGCGCTGTAGTTCCTGGTGAATAGGCAATCGTCGAGCGCGTCGATCATCTCAAAGGTGGTAAAGCCCAGCTGCCGGGCCTTGAGGATGATGTCGCGGTTATGCTCGTTGAGGAACCGCTCGCGCTGCTGTTGGTTCGGCTTGAAGCGCTGAACCTTGCCGTTCTTATCCTTGATCTTGTACAGCGCGTTGAGCCTGTACCACTTGTTGCTCAGGGCCTTCAACAGTAAAGCCTTGCCCTTGAGCTGCTTGGCGAGGTGTAGGGCGATTAGCTCGTCACCCTCACGCACCAGGCGCTGGCGGTCAGTTTCATTCCCCATCACCAGCTGCCTCAGCCAGCAGATCCTCAAGGGATTTGCCTGTGCTTTCCCGTTCTTTGTCGGTGTCCAGGCCGTGGGCCTGGCGTTCGAGCTTGATCAGCCGCTCCAAGGACTGCGTGGCGTGGCCGATGCTCTTGCCGACGTAGTCCAGCGGGATGTCGATCTCGACCGGCTCACCCTTCTGGGTCATGACAGTGATCTTGCCGGCGGCGACCTGCTCATGAATGCGCTCGACATACTGCTGAGTGATATCGCGGGTTCTGGCAATCACCACCTGGTGGCCGCGTACCAGTTGGGCACCTGCCTCGGCGGCCTGCTCGACGATCTCGGCGTCGTTGGTTGCCTCTGCCACAGCAGCAGCGGCGGCGCGCCCGGTCTTCTCCCTGACGCGCTGACGGATCATCTCAGACAGATCTTTCTGCCATTCATACTTGTCGGCGCGGTTACGGATTGAGCTTTCCGACACATTGTGCCGCCGGCCCAGCTCGCGGTTCGTATAGCAGCCCGTCCGATAATCCCTCTCGACGGCTGCCCAATCACATTTAGCAGCCATGAGCGCTTCCTTAGCGTGAGTATCGGGGGTGTGCTGCGCTTACTGCCTTGGTGCCTGGCAGAAGGTGTTGATGTAGTCCTGTGCCGCGCGCAGGGCGATCAATCCTTCGTCACCGTCGTTGGCGATGGCGACAATTCTTTCTCCAGCCGCAGGGTCAAGTTCGGCTCGCGCTTTTTCATGACCCAGGCCGGAGGTGGCGGTGGTGGCTCCCACTGCGGGACAGGTGGCTTCGACTGACAACCGGCGAGCGCCAGTACCAACAGCAGTGCGAAGACGCTGATTATCGGCTTGGGCATTCTCCAACTCCTTTGTGTGGTCGGTGTCGAGCTGGGCCAGCAGTCGCTGAGTATTCCGGCGAGAATCGGCTGCTTTGTTCAGGGTCGTGACCAGGGATTCGGCGGTGGCCAAGTCCTCAGACTGAGACTGGATGCGCTTATAGCCGCCGTAAATGATGATCAGGCAGCCGATCAGGGCTGCGATCAGATAGCGGATCATGACAACGCTCGGCGGAGCCCTTCCGCTAAAACGGCCTCTGGATAAGCGAACCCTGCGCATTCATGGGCGATGATGCTGGACACCATTACGCCCAGCGTTGCCGGCTTCCGGACGTCGATCACGTCATTGGCACTCACGCCCAGACGTCGAGCCACGGCCGCAATATAGGCCTCGGTGTTGTTCTCATTGCCTGGTGCCCACCTGGTGATGGTTTCTCGCACGGTGTCGATGCCTGGGCCGCCCACGCCAGGCATACCGTCTTTGCCGCGGTAGTTGATCAGCAGCCTGCCCATGGCGCGGATGCCGTTCTCTGGTGTGTCAAAGCGTGCAAACCGTGGGGATGTAACACCAACTTCCAGCCCTAACTGCCCTTCCCAAGCATTGCGCGGGTTGTAGTCAATGTTCCCGGGGTTGTTGTTGCGTACTCCACGTGTAGTTGAGGACATGATCCTTACCTGGTTTTGTGATGAATTCGGGGAAGTGCTGCCACTTGGAAGTAGCAATCATCTGACCTAGTTCGAACTCTGCGGAGATGAGCTTTGAACTCAAAACGTGGCAGATCCTCGCAAACCTGAGAGCTATGCTCGGAGGTGTTGACCAACGCTTTATTCGCACTTGGTATGATGGCGATTCGATCTATTTCACAGTGGGGTCTTCATGGCTTTCAATGTCTCAAGCGCAGTCAAAACGATCATTCAAGTGCTGCTAGGAGGGGCGGGCGTCGCCGCGCTCCTAACCATCGCTTACACCATGTGGCACGACTCGACCGAGAGATCGGCCGAGTACGGTGAGAACAGAGCTGCACTCGCATTCACGAACGGCCAGCTTGTCGAGAGCAAGTCCGAGAACGAAAAGCTCAAAGCAGAAAAGGGGTCTCTTCAACTGCAAATTGACGATCTGCGTAAACAACTCCTGACGGAGCAGAACGACAACAAATATGACAAGAAGCTGCTTGATGAAAGTGAGCTAAAAGCTAAACAGCTTGAGGAGCGTGTCGCGCAATTGAGTGCATCGCTAAAAAACTCAGACCCTTGCGCGCCAATCCGGAAAGAAATCACAGATCTAGAAGAAGAACTCCAACGCCCCGCCTATGTAATTCCGCGACTCTCTGACGTCCAACGTGCGCAGGCGGAGTCGAGTCTCGAGAAAAAATACAGGTCTCTGGATGTATGTCAGTCCTCCCGTAGGTAGCATCCAGAATGCTGAACTCTCATTTATCGCGCCACGATTTGGCGCATTCAAAAACGTGGCGCGGGTTTCAGCTCGGCTGCCTGATCTTGCCGACGATGGATTGGGCAGACTCCCTCACCTCTGTCTCGCAGCCATCAAAGGTGCGGACAATTGCGTGGATACCCCGATATTGAGCACTGGCCGAGGTCTCTTGCACATGAGCGATGGCACTGGGGGCAAAGTAGTGGCTGTACCCGTTGTGATCAGTCAGCTCGATCATGGTCGCTCCTCAGTCTGTGCGCGCGTCAGCGCCTCACCGGCCTTGTCGGCTGCTTTGCTGGCCGTGTCAGCTGCCTGGACGGCGGTGTGGGATGCCTCTTGCACCTTCACGGCTGCGTCCTGGGTCTTCTCGGCCAGGTTAGTCAGACGCAGGTCACGCTTGCCCAGGGCTGCGTCGTAGGCGGCGCGTACCTCGGTGAGTTGCTTGGTGTGTTCGACAGTGGTTGACCACACGCCGGCTTGCCAGCCCAAGGTCGCGCCTCCAACCACCAGTACAAGAGCGATGACCCATACCTCGGCGCGCCTCCACCAGTGGCGGGCAATGAAGTTGATTGCGCATCTGTCCATCAGGCGCTTCCTCCAAGCTTGGTGCGCAGGCGATTTATCTCGTCGCTTTGCTGCGTCACACGATCAGTAAGCTGCGCTACCTGGCTGGTGAGCGCTTCAATCTTGCCCTCCATGCGGCCAACCGCTGCAGCAAGTTCGTTCCGCTCCTTGGCAAACTGGTCGGCACGGGCCTCAGCGGCATTCGCCCGGGCGCGCTCGGTGTCGAGCAGCTCATTCAGCCGGCGCACGGTGCCGATGTCGGCGTTATCCATTGCCCGGTCGGTCGCGTCTTTGGAGAGGAACTTCCTCAGCCAGAGCAAGCCACCAAGCACTACGGTGCCCGTACCACTCAGCCACGCGAGCGTCCCTGGGCCGAGGTCGTTTGGGTCCATCCGCCTCTCCAAATGAAAAATACAACATAAGTGTTGTCCTACAACAAAAGTGTTGTAGAATGAACTCACCCCAACAACGAGGCGAGGTGATGAAGTTCAGCGAGTTCAGACGATGGTTGAAGGCCCAAGGGGTGATCTTCGAAGCTGGCAAGGGAAGCCACTTCAAAGTAATCGCCCCAAACGGCAACAGGACCACCTTCGCGGATCACGGAAGCAAGGAAATGCCCGAACCGACCCGCAAGGCGATCATTAAACAACTGGGGCTCTGATGAGCCCCTTCACCACATCTGCACGCTGAGCGATCACCTCCAAAGGAGTGACCATGTACAACTACGCAATCCGCTTTGAGCAGGACGACAGCGCTCCCGGCCTGGCCGTGTTCTGCCGCGACCTGCCAGAGCTAAACAGCTACGGCGACGACAAAGATCACGCAGTCCGTGAAGCGCTGGACGCGATTGAAAGCGCGCTGTCCATCTACGTCGACGAGCGCCGAGCTATTCCGGAAGCATCAGCACCACAGGCCGGCGAACACGTCATCCACCTACCGGCGGTGACCGTTGCCAAGATCGCCTTGTGGAACTCGATGATTGATCGGGATATGCGCAAGGCGGACTTGTGCCGGTTGCTGGGCGTTCATCAGGCCCAGGGGGATCGCTTGGTCGACTTCCTGCACACATCGAAGATGGAGCAACTGGAAAACGCCTTGGCCGCCCTCGGCAAACGCCTGTCGGTGTCTGTCGAGGCAGCCTGAATAGGTGCCAGGGCGAACCCTGGCGGTTTGTGCTTGTGTGTCGTCATCTCGACGATACGGCACGTCGCTGCAACGCCTCACGGCGTGGCGGTGCAATTACCCCTGCTCGGAGTTCTGAGGCTGAGTGACTGCCGCCGCGGTGGTGACGGTCACTGAGCCCTGGTACATCGTTTTCAGCTCCGCGACATAGACGGGCTGCTTTGGCGACTGCTCGACCATCTGTTGAGCGCGGGCGCCTGCCTCTTCCTCGGTTGCGAACTGCGTCTGCAACGGCGAGTTCGGAAAAGGCTGAGGGATCACTACATATGGCATGGTTTCACCTACTGAGTTTGCTGACGGGGACTATCCCGAATAAAGCGAATAGGCGCGGGCAACCGGACGCGATCCATGCTGCTGATCCGGCCTTTGCTCATCCTTGAGCATTCACCCACATAAAACTCGTTGATTGGCGGAAGGCGGAGGAGTCGAACCCCTACCGTTTCCAGCAGCACCGGGTTCAAACCGGCTTGCCTACCACTTGGCGCCGCCTTCCAGAAACGCGAAGCCCCGCACGGTGGCGGGGCTCTTGAATGGGTGCAAATGGCTGGTGCAACTCTCCAGCTCTGGTGGGGCAGAGCGCCGGGTCACGTACCCTGCCCTCTCATCGCGTAGCCGCCCATTGTCCGCACGGGATTAGACGACGCCTCTACCGACTTAGCCCAGCTGCCTGGACGATAACCTGCATAAAAAAATCGGGCATCAGCTGCGCAATATGCGCAATTTTAATCCCCTGCAAGCTACACACACCCGCGCTGCGTCTGCTTTTGCGCAAACTGCGCAGGTGCGCACTGACTGCGCAGAACTGCGCACCTTGGCTCAATGTGGGTTGATACAGATGGCGACCCTCTCAGATCGATGAACGGCCACATGCTATCGTTCAATTTCCACACCGAACGAACCACGGAGCATCAGCGATGAAGGTAAGCGTTAAGTGCAAGAAGTGCGGCAGTGACCAGTTCGAGATTCCTGCCAGGCCGACAAGCTCCTCGAAGATCACCTGCGGCAAATGCGGCGCCGTCGAAACTTACGGGAACGTCATGCAGGCTGTTGGCGACAAGGTCACGGAAGACTTGAAGCGGAAACTCGGGAAAATGTTCAAGTGACATAATAGCCTCAGTCAGCGGGCGTAGCAGGTCTTCATCACCCTCTACGCTCACTTCCATATCGAGCCTTGCCCTACATCCCCCACTGAGCACCACTAGCCGAAAACAAAAAAGCCCCGGCAAATGCCGAGGCTTTAAATAATCAACCAGTCGGGGTCGGATACCGACGCCACCAAGAAACGGCTGATGCTTAGTAAATCTTTGTCACAGTGATGCTTTTAGGAATCAAAACACCGCGGTTGAAATCGGTGGACATTACGACCACAACATCAGCCTGCACCGCCTCCTGGGTTACTGCTTTGGCAATATCCAAGCCTTCCGCGAAGTAGAGAGGCAATCTCTTCTCACCAGTGGCTTGAGGCAACGCCCCTCGCCAACCGCTGTTCAATTTATCTCGATCTAAAGCTCGAATCTCAAGCCGCGTGTTGGTATAGGCGAGTTCTGTGTCTTTAACACGAAAATCAGGCGTAGCAGGTGCATCCGTTGCTGCTTGGTGAGAAAAAGCGACACCTGTAGCCTCTTCGCCAACGTGCAATCCGCCACGCCCTTCTCCGGCTGCAGGGGCAACAAAATCCAATGCCGCCCTCACCATCTTCTTGCGGTCACCAGTCAGAGCGCCATCGATAGCGGTACGCAAATCTTCAACGCTGGCGCCGGTGGCTTGGCTGCCAATATTGATCAAAACATTGTTATTAGCCTGAATACTTGGCGTCTCCCCTGCACTACCCTTGCCTTTGAAGGTGTCGTACAGGGTTATTGACTCACTCGCCAACAGCAGGAGTAAAAGGCCTCCTAGGCCATACTTCGCGTATTTTCCCATTTTGGTCTCATTGAGCCACTGGATGCATTTTTGCTTGTCGACGGCAGAGCTAAAAAGAAGAGTAAGAACTAGCACTTCGAGCAAGCTGCCAGACTCAATCTTCGCGACCTTCAGGCTGTCAAGGTCAACTTCGAACTCCGTGTCACAGAGGTTGCCGACTAGCAAAGGCACCTTAGATGCTAGCTTCTGAAGGCCAAGAAGCGAGGCCACAATCTCATCAATTGGAATCGGTTCTTCCGACTCGAAGTAAAACGAGATGGGTAAATCGAGTGTCAACTGGTCCTTCACCTGGAAACTCCATTTGGTATTCCAAGTGAATCTACATCACGCTGGCGGCCTTTAGCTATCAATTTGCGCAACAAGGAAGCCCGACGCGATGGCCGGGCTTTCAGCAGGGTGTCGCGCTTGAAAAGCTGAACACGGTGTCATGAAAACAGGTGTTTATCCGCGTGGAAAGATATTTCTACGCAGCTTCGCGAAACACCTCGATAGCGCAGTCAACCCAGGCCACCCCGGCCTTGATCAGCTCGCGGGCCTTGGCTTCGCCCATGTCATTTTCCCGCGCAATCCGAAGTGCTGGATACTTCGCCCCGAAGTACAGCCAGATGAAGTTGCCCATCTGCGCATCACGTGCGGCTAGCTTGGCCACCGCCCGATCAACCACCAGGGCCACGTCATCCGTGATGCAGTAGTTCTTGATGCCGCCCTCGGTCACGTTGTTGTCGCGAATGAGCGCATAGAGCGGTGACACGTATCGAGGCACGCCCCTCCCATCCATTCGCCACCATCCCCACTGTTCCAGCAAGTACTCCGTGTCGCCCAGGGGTTTGTTGAGATAAGTGCGCTTCTTCATGCGGCTTTCCTCGGATCTGGATCACTCAGGCCAAACAGGTCGCGCAGCAACCGATCAGCAGGTTTGTTCTTTGCATTGCCCTCGATCAGCCAGCGCTGCCCGAAATCATGGAAACCAATCTGCGCCCTATTGCCGTGCCAACTGGCGACTATATCCAGCAGGTAAGCCAGCGCACTGGGCCCACCGACTTTGACCTTGGCCAACTCCTCACCAGCGATCTTCAGAAAGCGCCGCTCTAGGTCGCTCATGCTTTTGCGCGGCAACGCCGCCGTTACGTTACCCATGGTTCTTTCTCCCCTTGTACTGTTCGGAGAAGGGGCGGTTGATCTCCACCTCTTCCTGGGTGGGCTCACGGCCCGCGAAGTTGACGAAGCGGGCGAACTTGCCCTGCTGCTGGACGATGCATGAGCCCACCGGTGCATGGCGGCACTTGGGCATTAGCAGTTCAGTCGCACCGTTCTGACCCTCCTCGCTGTCCATGTCTCGGTGAACCAGGATGATGCAGTGGGCATCCGCCTCGATCTGGCCGGAGTCGCGCAGGTCTGAGGCGATCGGCTTCTTACTCGGCCGCTTGGTCGAGTCGCGATTGAGCTGGGCCAGCAGGATCACCGGCACCTCCAGTTCCTTGGCGATGTTCACAATGCCAGTCGATATCTTCCCGAGCTCTGAGGTGCGGTTGAACGCCTTGCCGTCGGAGCCAATCAGGCCGATGTAATCAATGACCACCACGTCGAGGCCGTGCTTGCGCTTGACCTGACGGCAGATGCTGCGGATTCGCGGCACGGTAAGGCCCGACTTGTCACTGACGTACAGCGGCTTGCCGTTGATTTTGTTGACGGCGGAGGTCAGGCGCGGCCAGTCGTCGTCCTCAAGTCGGCCGCTGTCCAGCACCTGCAGGTCAACAGAGCCCAGAGACGCCAAGGCCCTGTTCGCCAGCTCTTCCTCGGGCATTTCAAGCGAGAACACCATGCCGACGCCGAACCCACCGCATGCGATGTGCTGGGCGATTTGCAGGCCAAGGGTGGTTTTACCGCTGCCCGGCAGGCCGGCGACGATGGTTACCGTCTTCTTGCGAAGGCCTCGGATCAACTTATCGAGCTCTGTCAGGCCGGTGGAAAGCCCGGTTGCCAAGTTCCCGTTGAACTTCGAGTCGATAATGTCAATGTTCCGCGTGACCACCTCATCCATGCGCTTGTAGTCAGGCTCGCCGGTGTCCAGGTCGCGCAGATCCGCCATCGCCTGTTGCGCGCTGGCGATGATCTCGGCCACTGGCCTGTTCTCGCTGGCTGAATCCCGAACGGCGTCTGCTGCATCCACAAGGCGCCGCAATACAGCCCGCTCAGCAACCGTTCTGGCGTATGCCTTCCAGTTGGCGGTGCTGGGCGTGTTGTTGGCGAGCTCCGCAGCGTAGGCAATGGTCGTTCCGCCACTTGGAAGGACGGGCTTGAAGTCGTGAAGCGTGACAGGGTCGACTGGCAACCCAGTTGCATGCAGGTCCAGCATCACCTGGAACAGCGCCGCGTTTTCCGGATCGTGGAAGTCTGCCGTGCTTACGCACGAGGTGATCGAATCGAATAACTGACCATCCAGCATGAGGGCGCCGAGTAGCGCGTGTTCAGCTTCGTCGCTGTACAACTCGCGGTATTCGCTCATGCGCGCCCCCGGGCCGATTCCCAAGTGAAGCCGACCAGCAGGGCCTTGTTCTCGCGCAGACGGTCAAGCGCCCGCTCGCCGATGTACTGGCCCAGGCCCTTCGCGTTCATGTTGGAGACCACCACCGTGGGGCGGATCAGGTTGTAACGGCGATCCAGTACCTCATGCAGGACAGACAGTTCGTAGTGGGTTCCCGCTTGGGCGCCAACCTCATCGATCACCAGCAGGTCGAAACTCGCCAGTTCGTTGATCACGTCGCCGTCGGTGTAGCCGGCATTTCGATCCATTGCGCGCTTGAAGACGCGGATGATTTCGGAGGCGGTGGTGATCACCGCCACAGCCCGGTGCTGACGAATTACGTGCTGCACGATGCCGCTGGCCAGGTGCGTCTTGCCGTTACCAACGTTGCCACAGAGCAGCAGGTTGCGGCCGGCCTGAAAGTGCTCGCCGAAGTTGTCGGCGTATCCCTGGCAAGTTTCCAGCGCCAGCTTCATCTCCGGCGTTGTGGGACGGTAGGTCACAAAGGTGCTTTCGGCGAACCGTGGTGTGATGCCAGAGCCCACAAGCGCGCTGTTGACGCTCTCGGCCTGAAGGTTGGCCAGCGCTTGCGAATGTTCGTCGCTGCCCCGAGGCGCTACGCGCAGGCCGTGGAACTGGCACTGCTTGCATGGACGCACAGAGGTGGTGCCGTCGAACTGCTCCACCTCGGAGCGATCCACCGCACCGTGCACCGGGCACTCGCCAGAAAAGGTGCGCTGCTCAGGCGTACGGCGGAAGTTAGAAAGCTGGGCCATCTTCGCCTCCTTGGTACATATCGGGGGTGTGGTTGGGCAGGTTGTTGAACGCAGAGGACTTGCCGTTCTTGGCGCCAGCACCAGGCAGCACCGATTCTGGGTAGATGTCCGACCAGCTGCTGGTGGTGGACTTATCCAGCACGGCGTCTGGCTCTGGATGGTTGGCCAGCTTCTTGGCGATCAACTCACAGGCTCGCAGTGTCAGTGGTGCGCGCTTGGCCTTCCGCATTTCACAGAAGTCAGCCCAGGCTTGTTCCGATGCGTTTGCCGGCTTGGCAGTCAGCGGATCGAACTTTTTGGTTTTCCCACCCTTCTCTGGCGCCTTGGTGCCTTCTTTTTGGTTAAGGATGGTTAATGGGTGGTTAATGGGTGGATTGGGTGCACCCGGTGCACCCCGTTCTGTCGTGGCGTGCACCCCGTTCTGTTCTGTCGTGCACCCCGTTGCGTCGTCAGGTGCACCCCGTTCAGAGCGGGGTGCATCCTGTGCACCCCGTGAAAGGTCGATGTCGTAGCACACCGGCACGCGATCGCGCTGGGTGATATAGGCAGCAGCGACTGCCTGATTTCCACGCTTGATCAGGCCAATCGACTCCAGCTCTCGCAGTCGATATTGAACGGTACGCGGCGCCAGGCCAGTATCGAGCGCGAGGCTCGAAACGGCAGGGAATGCAGCACGGCCAGATTGGTCGGCATAGTTGGCCAGACACAGGAGGACGTGCCGGGTATGTGAGTCAGTGACAACCTGTTGGGTTAGAGCCCAGGACATAGCTTGAACACTCATATGTCCAACTCCCGCGTTACCCGGGCAATGAACGCGTCATAGGTCTCGGTCATGACAACGCCACGGTCCTCCAAGGCGCCGCGTGATGCCTTCGCCATGGCGTAGACCTCCCAGCGGTGGCGCTCAGGCAGATGGCGGCAGTTGGAATAGCAGGGCCAGGGGCCGGCGACCACATCGGCGGTGCTGGCGGTAACTACCGGGATTCCGGTAGTTGATTCGATAGGACGGGTCATTGCAGCGTCTCCCCTGGCTTGCGGCCGATCTGGCCAGCCATTGCTTCAACCGATCCACCAGACAGGCGCAACACCAGCAGGCGCAGCGCGGTGGTGGAGTCAATGGAGAAGGTGCGAGCCTCGTCCAGCGCCAGGCCGGTAGGAGAATGCTCGTTGAGCAGTCGTCGAACGCGGTCGCTGTAGTTGAAAGCCGCGCAAGCCAGCTGTTGATCAGTCAGGCCGTCGAACGCTTCATCTGGCAGGCACTCGGCCGGGTACACCACGACGGGAATCTTGTTTTCGGGGCGCGGCTCTCCCCCCAGCAGATGGCGACTCATTGCGTCAAAGTGGTCTTTGGCAACCTGGTCTGCGTCGTGACCAGTCCTGCGGCGGAACAATACCTTCAATGCATAGAACGCGCGGATCAGGTCGATGTGGGTGTCATCCTCCTTCTCGATGGAATATTCAGGTTCGTCGATCACCTCCAGCGCGTCCTTAACCACTTCGAAGCACTTCAGCAGCAGCGCGGCGTCGTTGTTTTTTTCAAAGAGTGCCTCATCAATATGCTCCATGGGCAGCTGAACCGGAAAATCGATCACGTTGGTCATTGGGCACGATCCAGACGCTCGACCAGATTGCGCAACTTGCGCTTGAGCCGTGTGGTGAGGGCGCGCTGATCAAACCAGCGGCTATAGGCCCCCTGGGTGAACTCCACTACCCCGCGATACGCCGGGTCTTCAAAGTCGAAGCGGGTGCGTTCGCCGTTGCCTGGGCGACCGTGGGCGCGGAAATAGGTCGCATACATCAAACTCAGCTCGCGCTTGAGCGAGTTGCGCAGGATCTCGGCCTGCTGGAAGTCAATGGCTGCCTCGGCGATCAGGGTCATGAGCTGTTCGTGGGTAGGTTTCTTTTTCATGCTTGTTCTCCGTCGGCGCCAAACAGGTCAGCCAGGTCAATTTGGTAAACGGCTGCCCAGGCAGCAGCGGGCCAGGATCGAACCCAGCCATAACGCGGATCGTGGACTTTCGGGGCTTGCACACCGTTCTCAGCGCACCAGTTCTTCAGTGGGCGGAAACCCTGCTTGCCGAACTTGCGCTTGCAGACCTTCTCCACGGCGGCGACCGTGGCCTGCCGTAGGCCGCGCCCGAGCTCTTCCTTCAACTGGTTGGCCTGGCGAACAGCTGCTGACGCGGTGGCCATTGCCGTCGCTTCACGGCGGGAACCGATTTCAGCCTTCGTTTCGATGGCGTGGTCACGCTGCTCGATCGCCAACTGCTCTGCACGCTTCGAAGCCAGCAGATGTTCCAGCGCGCCGATATAGTCCTCAGGAAGCGTCGGCGCCAGCACGGGTGCGACTCGGAAGTAGCTGTTCACCAACTGCCGCTGGACGGTCCAGGCCAGATCGTCGGTCAGTGACTTGACCAGCATCAGGTAGCCCTGCTCGGTCAAAAAAGTGATGTCTTCCCTCGCTTTCGCAGAAAGCTCGATGGTTCTGTGCCGACGAATTTCGTCGACGCAAACCTTGAAGTAATCGGTCCCCTCGATCAGGCGATCGCGGTGTTCCCGGAAGTTTCGCCCGGCCGTGCCTTCTGGTCGCTCATGCACCTGGTCGATCATGGCGAGCGTGACAACACGCTGGCCGCGGTACTCCACGATCGGTAGCTGGGTCTGGTGGATGGTGACGGTGTTCATTGATCACCCCCACTTTCCGGCGCCACGTTTTCGGGTTGCGTGTTTTGTGGCGCGGATTCGCCGAGCTGCCTGAATTGGTCAATGGCGCTATAAACCCCGCCGAAGCCGGTGTCGCTGAAGTACTTCGCCACCTCAAACAAGGTGCCAATGCCTTTTCCATCGCCGTGTAGGTGATCCAAGTGGATAGCCTTGATCAGCGCGTGCTGCCACTCGAGCACATCTTTGGCAGCACACAGCTGAAACTCTGCCTCCTGAGCAGCCTGTTGCATGGTTGGTAGTGGCTCTTTCATTTGGCGGCTCCCTGGTGTGGGATGTTCTGCAGCTTGTAGGCGGCGGCAGCGCCGGCTTCTGCCATGGACATCGAGAGGAGTGCCAGCGAATTGATAAGCCAGCCGGCACTCATAGCGAGCTCATCGGACAGTTCTCCGTGATTTGCCGCATGCACGATGAGTTCACCTATGGCCGCTACACCGTGCAGAGTGCTTAGTTGGAAGTTGTCGTTGGCGTTCTCAACGCACTGGAGCTGCTCAACCTGTTCAGGATTGAGTTTTGCCCCCTTGGCTGACTGAGCAGGGAAGATCTTTTCGACGTCGACCAGCAACTGGTTCCACATTGGAGGCTTCATTGGCCCCCCCCTGAACTGTCGTTGTCAGAGGGCAGACCCCGCTGAACGGACCAGAGAATCGCGCTCACGCTTTCGGCGACAAACTGCAACGTTTCCATGCCGTCGCAATAGACCATCTCGCCATAATTCAGACTGTCATGCATGTGCTGGCAGATCTGGCCGAGACCAGATGCGAGCGTGCGAGCCTTTTGAATTGCATCACTGGAATCTATTCCCGCCGCAACCTGGAGCATCTGGCTACCCGTGTTGCTGATGGGCGTATTGCAGAAATCGACCACTGTTGTGAGTGACCCTTGCGCAACGGGTTGATTGTTGCTATTTTCGGTTTGCATGTTTTGTCCCTTCGAAAGACAAAGTGGTGCCAAAGCCACCTGGTGGAACAGGTAGCGACTCAGAAGCTCAGCTCAGGCTGGGCTTTTTTGTGGGCGGTCGAAAGGTCGACCGATCAGCAAAAACTAGGGTGGGCAGAGAAGCTTCAAGATGCTGCCCTCGCAGTACTGTACGCATCACCAGCACCGGCAGCGGACTGCTCTGGAATTGGGTTTGAGCGTAGATTTGAGTTCAAGGTGGGCGCCGCTTCTGGGTACAGATCGGGCCGCAGCTGATGACGGGAAATCCCGGTCACGGATTCTATTTTCAGGACGTGTTTAGCTGGAATGCTGCCTGTTGAGCACATCCACTGAACGTTCTGCGGGGTGCATCCGAGCGCCTTCGCCAGCGCGGTCTGGCTGCCCGCCGCCTTCGCCGCCGCGGTCATTGCATCAATACTCATTTGTGGTCCCTGCGGACTTATGACATTGCCGCAAAGGCTACAACTGGTATTTCTATTTTACAAACGTTATTTGCAGTGATCACTACAAAGCCAACTTGTATCCTGAGCGCATGAGCATATCTATGACCGCGTCGATCATTACCCAGGCCCGCGAAAAGCAAGGCCTGAACCAATCTGAGTTGGCCAGAAAGCTTGGGGTTACTCCGCAGGCGGTTCAGGCCTGGGAATCAGGACGATCTCTACCTCGCCCTAAAAAGCTTGTGGAAATAGCGAGAGCCCTTCAAATCCCATCCCACAAGCTTCTTACGGCAAGCGGGTTGCTGTCTGGCCCTTTCCCTGAAGTGCTCAAGAGGCTTGGGCTGGAACCCAATGCAGATGAGGCTTCAATGCAGGGCGACATCTCTGTTTGGGATGATGAAACGCCGCTTGAGGAAAATGAGGTCTACGTCCCTTTACTTCGCGAGGTAGAGCTATCAGCTGGATCGGGAAGGTTTGCCATTGAGGAAAGCAGCGACTCAAATTTGCGATTCTTCAAAAAGGACCTTCGCAACAACGGCGTACAGTTCGACAATGCCAAATGCGTCATGGTAAGCGGAAACTCAATGTTTCCGGTGCTCAGAGACGGTGCAACGGTAGGTGTAAATGTTGGAAAAACCTCCATCAGCGACATCGTTGATGGCGAAATGTACGCGATCAATCACAACGGCCAGCTACGCATCAAGCAGGTGTACAGGCTCTCAAACGGGATTCGCTTGAGAAGCTTCAACCGGGACGACCACCCTGATGAAGACTACTCATTCCAAGACATTCAACACGAACAGATCAGCATAATTGGGCATGTATTCTGGTGGGGAATGTTCTCCCGCTGACCCTCAAGCCGCTCACAGGCGGCTTTATTTTGCCCTGAATTACAAATTCTATTTGCAATTACAAAATACTAATTGTAAATTTCACTCCATCGCTACCCGCATGGAGCCACTGACATGAACACCACCACCATCAATTTTGCAGGCTTTACTGGCTTTCTTGGCCGGGGCGCCGCTCCGCGCGAATTGCAGTGCTTAATGGCGGTGGCATCAGGTCAGACTTCAAAAGAAGCCGCTCGAGAACTTGGCGTTTCTCCTGACACCGTCGACAAGCGCCTCTTGGCACTGACAACCAAGCTTGGCGTAACGCGACGCGCCGCCCTCGTTGCCAAAGCCTTCTCGCTCGGCCTGATACAGACTGATTTCGCCATCTCGCCCAACCCTGGGCCGCAGCAACAGAAAGAGAGCGAGCAGTTCCAGGGCACCTTTATCGCCTAACTAAAACCTGTTTAAGCGAAAGCCAACACCGCGGCCGGGATTCGCTCGGCCTGAAAAAGACGATTGGGTGGCCTATCACCCGTACCATCAACTGCAGGAGCTGGACATGGAACGTAAAAAATTCAACCTCTGGAGGCTGCTCCGGAATGTGACCATCGGCGCAGTTTCTGCTGCTGTAATCAGTACAGTGCTGATGATGACGGCGCCGGACGTGGTCAGCCCTTCGTGCGGCGAAAATGCGATGTTTGCTTTTTTGTTCATCGCTCTGTCCGTCGGCATGTACGGCATCTTCGCCATGATCAAGCTCACCGATCCAATTGATGGTAACCAAGCGGCCTTTGAAGTTAGCGCGACTACAGAATCGATGCACATCGACGATCGCGTGAAAATGGCTGCAAATGCACGGCGCTACGAATTCCTCCGCGACGTTGCATTCAGTCTGACACTGCCGATTAAGGTACGTGACTTCTATGGCAACCTGCTGGTGAAGAACGACCTCGACAATGAGCTCGATCGCGTCATGAGAGCATTTTCCGTCGGCGCGGATGCGCAGCCATGAAGCGCCGCCAAATATCCCCATCTGCCCTGCCAGCTATCGGCCAACCCTTCGCCGGCGGCTACTACGCAGGCCGGATCTACTTCGACGGTGCCGAGTTCGCGCTGGTTGATGCAGGCCGTGAGTTCGAGACCGCAGCCCACTGGTGGGATCACGACGGCCCTCGCCCTCGCATCCGCGGAGCAACGCACCGCTTTGATGGTATGGCGAACACCCTGGCCATGAGCGCCGAGGGTTGCACCATCGCCACCAAGGTGCTCGGGATGAACATCCGTGGCAGTTGGGGATGGCACATACCGAGCATCGAGGAGCTAAACGTGATGCGCGGCAATCTGCTCCAGCTCGATGACTGGGGCCACCGCAACCGCACGGCCAGCAACGAAGCGCCCCAGGCCTTTGTGCGGGCCGCCGATTACTGGTCCAGCACGCAGAAGGAAGGATCGGCCACGGCCTGGTGCATGCACATGCTTCCGTGGTGTGTGCCCGACAGCAACTGGGTCAGCGCCTGCAAGGGCATCCGACCGGTGAAGGTTCTGCAGATCAAGGCCGAAGCCTTTGTGCACGATCCCGTACGTGACACGCCTGCGATTGACGGCGCCGCCGCCCGGCTTGACCTGCACGGTTTGACCGCCAGCCCAGCGGTGGCCGAGGTGCTTGGCCACTTCATCAACGAGGACACCGGCCGCTTCTATGGTCGAACCGATGACCTGCTGGCCCAGCTTGCGATGATCGCCAGGGAGGCGCACCCATGAAAACGATCATCACCATGATCCTGCTGCTGGTAGTTGGCCAAGCCGCGGCCGGCGAGCAGGTTATCGACGTCCAGCACGATAGCGTGCGCGGCGTCACCTGTTGGATCTTGAACAACACCGGGATCAGCTGCTTGCCCGACAGTTCGCTCCTACAGACACCCGCCAGCACCACCACCGACGAAAGTCAGGCAGCACGGGCCTCTCTGGCGAATGCCGAGGGTGAAAAAGGGCAGTTGACCGCCACCCCGCTCCCACCGGAAAAGGGGTTCCAACTGTGAGCCGCCGCAACGGGCCGGTGGGCCAGCGCCTGATCGAGCTGTTCAATGCCCTGCAGCGCCGGGAAACCACCTTCGGCCAGATCTACGAGCTATCGGAATCGTGCGGCATCGACGCGCGCCGAGTGCTGGCTGACCACTTTCAGCGAGGAGCGAGCCATGAGTAAGGTATCGGCAATCGTCCGCGTGCGCCTGGAAGTAGAAGTCACCCTCGGAAGCTGGGGCGCTGGCGAGTCGTTCGAAAGCCTCCGCGAGACCGCAACCCGTGAAGCAAAGCAGAAGATGGGAGGAATTCCCCGGTCCAGCGGGTGCCGCCTGATCGGCGAACCGAAGTCCATGCATGTGATTCTGGAAGGGGAAATCAAGCCATGAGCGACCTTATCTGCCGTAAATCAATGGCCCGCTGCCAAACGCAGGGGATGTGTGCACCGCATGGCGGCTGCCAGCCCCCAGAAACGGCGTCTGCATTCCGTTCGCTGCTAGCCGAGCGTAACGCGCTGGCCTTCCTGCTCAAGCGCTTCGTGGATGGCGAGCATGACCAGGACGAGAACCAGGCCGAACGCCATATTTACCATGGCGAAGCCGAGGCGTTTCTGGCGTACCTGGGCGGTGATGTGCAAGGCCACACCTTAATTCCGGACGAGATTCTGCGCACTGAGCAGGAAAAGAAAAAGGCGCTGACAGCCGAGAACGAGAAGTTATTCAAACTGCTTGAGCGCATGGTCGATCAGTACGTGCCGTTCACCGAGCTTGAGGGTGTGCCTGGCTGGAGTCGAGTGGTCGAACTGGTCGAGGTAGCTTCCAAGCGCGATCTGCTCAAAGGCTTTGCCATCGAACTGGTCAACGCCAGCTTCGAGGGAGGCAGCTTTGAAGGCGGCGATATACAAGACATCGCGATGAAGCACAGCCTGCTGCGGATCGAGCGGCGCGAGGCCGAGTGCGGCGAGGTCTGCGCCTGCCGTGAGTATGGATTTCCGGCGGAGTGCTATCGCAAGACTCCAATCCTTGGCGGCGGGACCGATGAGGTCGCGACACTGTTCGCAAATAAAGAAAACGTGTCGCGACACGAAGGCGGGGAGTCATGAACGAAGAAAGTGAGGTGATCCACGTCGAAGGCCTGGCAAGGATGCTTGGTCGGACAGACGCGTCAATCAGGGAGGGGATTCGCCGTGGTGTGCCGTGGCTACCCAAGAGCTTCAAGATGGGCGGTAAGCACTGCTGGCTCAAGGATGATGTGCGCAAGTTCCTGCGCGAGTACCGCGACGGAGAGCATGACAAGGTGAAGGTTGGCAGGAAGCGGAATACCCCACCGAAGCTAAGACAGACTGCATAAAAAAGCCCCAACTAGTGGGGCTTAATCAGGTGTTGCTCCGATCAAGAGCTTGGCGCAGCCTTTACATGGGGGACAGGCTTGCCTTCACGTTGGCATTCAGCACGCATCCGTTCATCCAGGCGGATGTACTGCTGCATGATACCAGTCAACTCCTCGGAGGACTTGGTACGCTTGATTTTGCTCAGATCAAGGCTGTGCAATGCGACGATAGTCATAGCTAAATCCCTTCAGAAAGTCAGGAAGCAATCCCGATTTTGATAATAAGCAGCTTTCATATGGCTCAGGTTATGTCGATATTGAGCCCCTTCATACGTTAGGAGTTCCGTCTCTTCCGAGTAACCTAACGCTTGGAGAAGCTCGTCAAACACTGTGTCGAAGACTTGGACGCCGTATGCCATCTGTTCGCGGAGCGGATGCTCATCTTCCAAATCATCCCTAAACAGGTAGTGCTCCGGAGAATCGGCACAAGGCTGTCTAGGGCGGTGATACATGAGCACCGCAGGCTCGGCAGGCCTGAGCGCGATAACATTACTGTTCGTACCCGGCCGCTTCCGCGTAGCAAAATAAACCCATATAAACGCAGCTGCGCTCATAATGTGCCTGTCCATATGAATTTCAACAGGCGCCTCAGACTCTTGGATGGCGATTATGAGTGCAAACGCAGCGCCAACATCACCACCTCGATTGGTTCTAAGTATGATTCTTAACGTACGTTCAGGACCCGCATCCTGCAAGGCCGCAATTATCGGGCCAACTGATTCGGCGGAGATTTCTGAAACGATGTCAAAATCCATAGTCACCCTAGCACAACAAAGAATTCGCCTACCGTGGCGAAAAAGTCGTCGCATTCTATAGACGACGTGTTCTCCACGAAAGCACATTTTTAGCAATTTGCCATCAAATAGGTTGTCGGCCGACGAATCGCTTACATTAGCCAAGCTTCTCAGCCAGATCCTGCGGACTGAGATGCGTATACCGTTTGAGCATCGCGAGGGTTTTGTGACCAGTAATAGACGCCACTTCCATCAAGGTAAACCCGCGCTCGAACAGGCGGCTTGTAGCCTCGTGTCGCATATCGTGAAACCGTAATCCATTGATTTCGGCCTTCTCACAGACAAGCGGGAAGTAATTGCTGACCGTGTCAGCCTTCAGCCTGAACAGCTTCCCACCATCAATTGGCGTCGGGATACCTTCAAGCAAGGTCAGCGCCCTGGAAGACAACGGAACAGATCTGCGCTCGCCGTTCTTCGTATCCTCCAAGAAGGCGACTTTCCCCCTGATCTGATCCTTGCGCAGCGCCACCAGCTCCGAACGGCGCATTGCCGTCTCTACGGCCAGTTCGATGATCACCGCCAACTCCGGACTCATCTCGCCCGCGATCTTGTAGATCGACTTCAACTCATCGGACGTAGGCCGGCGCTCACGCTGCTTGCTGCCCTTGGGCATGCGGATAGCGCGACATGGATTGGTCAGCCCTTCGATACCCCAATCCTTGGCGGCAACCGTATACAGGTGGCTGATGACCGCTAGGTCGAGCCGCACAGTGGCGGTTGACCTGCCGGCCTTCAGCTCTTGATCGCGGTATGCAGCCATATCACTGGATCGGATGGCGGCAATGGACTTTGCCGCGTAAGCAGAGTTCTTCCACTTCTCGATTCGAACAGATTCCTGCTTAGCACCCTTCTTCGCCGGAGTCACCTCTGAAAGGTATCGGCTCAGCGCCTCCGACAAGGTCGTGCTTTCGGCCTCTCGTATGTCGACGAATCGTGCGCGCGACATATCACCTTCAACCTCGGCCGCCCATCGCTGGGCTTCTGCCTTGGTGTCAAAGGTGGCTGAGAGAGTCGGATATCCTTTGCGTCGAATCTGGGCTCGCCAGGCATCGCCGCGCTTTTCGTAATAGGCCATTGAGGGATCATAGCGAATGCATTGGGGAATATCACTCTCCCCCATTCCCCCAAAATTCCCCCAAACGAAAAAGGCCCCGAGCGCTTAAAACGCTCGAGGCCTTTAAATATGGCGGAGAGATAGGGATTCGAACCCTAGGTACCGGTGAAGGTACAACGGATTTCGAATCCGTCCCATTCGGCCACTCTGGCATCTCTCCAACGGCGCGCATCATAACAGCGTG